ATCACGAACAAGATTGATTGCTGCATTAAGATAATTTATAAACACCTGAGCATGCTTGGTTTTATCTTCGAAGTCGCCATGATACATAACATTCAACGAACCAGAAGTTTCTGCCAATGCACCATAGTTAGGATGAACACAGACAAGACCAGCTGACATTGCTTCAAGCATTGCACGACAAGAAGTTTCAAGCCAGATGCTAGGATATGCAAAGATATCTGCCTTATTCAGATGAGCCTTGAGATCATCATTCTGTACAAATCCATGATAAGTCATCTGTGGGTGATTGCGAATGCGATCATAAAGAGGTTCGAACTGTGCGTCTGCCTGGTCCCATCCATAGATCTTGAAACTGGAAAATACATCAAGATGAATATCCGGATGAGCTGCAGCTAGTTGTTCAAACACAGGCACAAGAATCTCAAGTCCACGCTGTGGTGTGGAAGTATATACCAAACGAATCGTACCATCGTTAGGCTTCTCAATCTCAGGTGCAGGTTCAATACCTGACTCAAGAACGATTGACTTGTTATCATAAGGCAAACCATGAATCAGCTGGTAACGCTGATACTGCCAGTCAGAAATGAAAACATACTTGTGGAAGCTGTCCTGGAAGCTCTTGTCGCGAAACTTAGCAGACTCTGGATCTTCGGCAAGATCATGAGCCCAGAACAAACGGATCTTATCAGCCTCGAACTCTCGCTGACGAGAGCATACGATCTGAAAGTTATCAAGCAATTCTGGATCAATAAGACCAGCTAGCTTGCGTTTGGCAATCTCAGTGCCACCAAACGCATTCTTAGAAATTTCGTTTTCTTCAAAACCACTCATTAGATCTTAAACCCTGACTTGATTGCATCATCATAAAACATCTGACAAGTTTCCTGCGAGAACTGCTCTGGAGTCTTGCTGTGGAAACCCTTTACCTTCTTAATTAGGTCAGGAGTCATGGTGATAATATCACAACCACATTCAGCTGCATGGATATAATTGTATGCCTCACGAGAAGATGCCCATAGGAACTTCACATTGTGCTTATCATTGGTGTTACGATCATAAAGACCATTACGAATAATACGCTGTGCATTGAAACCAATGTCGGTCAGTCGTCCAGCAAATACAGAAATGATAGCAGGTGTTGTGTTGTTGAGAGAGAACAAAACATCTTCAACCTGAATGGTACTGAATACAGCAGTAACATTTAGCTTAATACCTTCATTTGAAAGAAGTTCGATGATAGGTCCAGTTGAATCACTATTAGTATGCATGATCGGGATCTTGACATAAACATCATATCCATATTCATCACCCCATGAATCAATCTGTCGAGCCTGACGAATAATCTCAGAAGGTTCATCAGCAAATACTTCAAGGCTGATGTTAGTTTCAGGACGGTTCTTGGCAAGATAGTCAATTACAGTACGTGCAAATTCTTCGTAATTGGTAACACCAGCCTGACGCATGAGTGTTGGGTTGGTTGTAAAACCAGAGATCATTGGATCCTTGGCTGCTTCGATAATTCCATTCAAGTCAGCGCCGTCGGCATAAAGGCTAATCATAGTAATTTGGCTCCATCATTTTGTCAATTTCGCTGATAAGTGTTGCGGCTTGCAAGATATTATCAACTGTGTAATCAGGTTGTATGTGCATGTGTTCTACTGGGGAATGATATTCCTTACCAACAAAGATTGTGGTAAGCTTGCTTTTGTGACCAGCAACAATATCTTTCCAACGATCACCAATTATATAGCTACTGCCACGATCGATGTCGTATTTTTTAACTAGTGTTTCGATCATCCCATTGTTTGGTTTATACCAAGCAGATCCTCTCTCGTATGCAACAAGGACTTCATCAATACGAAGCCATGCTGTGAGTAAACGATTCATGATCTCTAGATGAGATGCAGGAAGAACACCGTCGTTAACGTCTGGTTGATTCGTCACAACAAAAGCATTATAGCCTAAATCTTTGATTAAATCAATAGCCATTTTCGCGCCAGTGATCATTTCAAATTCACTGACGCTCCATGGAGCAGTTAACACGCCATCATGATCAACAAGATGATTAATCACACCATCTCTGTCGAATAAGACTGCACGTTTCATTTCACCACTTTGTCTTATTGATTTGAAGTTTAGGATGTGAAACTACGCAGTGCCAAACAACAGCTTGGAAAGCTTCAGAATGTGGTGTAATTCGAGTAGGCTCGATAGCCGGAACAACAACTACAGCATCACCGTTAATAGCAGTATACCCATCACCCTTACCAACAATGCCAACAACTGTAGCATCTACATCCTTTGCGAGCTTAATTGCCTTGATGAGACCAACAGAAACATTGCGCTCTTCATCGCCACCACCAACAGAAAGAATAAAGATCGTATCGAGATGACTCAGTCGGCTGACTTTGAGATATTCGACAAAAATGGTGTCAAAACCTTCATCATTAGTTCTAGCTGTGATTTCTGATGCATTATCTGTTGGGCAGTAAGCTTCGATCCCACATAGCTTGCGTAGGTCATTGACCATGTGAGAAGCGTTACCTGCAGATCCACCAACTCCAAGGACAAAGACGCGACCTTCTGAAAAGTCTCTGGTGTATACAAGCTTGGTAACAATTTCTTCTACCTTATTTTTGTTGATACCATTTGCAACTTCTACTACTTCATTAAAAAACTGATCACTAAAACTCATTTCAAAATCCTCTCTCTAAGTTCACTTGAACTATATGTATGATGCCTACCAGTGTAGATAACTTCAATACCACGTTTTTCCATAATTTCATAACCAGTTATAAAATCATTAATATGATCAGCACCGACAAATCGTTTATTGATAGGCAAAATACCCATCATATTTTCAAGATCAAGTTCTGTGTCATATGGGATAATTGTATCAATCGCCTTACATGCAGAAAGCTGATAGTACCTTTCAAACATAGATTGTACGGGACTATTCTTTTCTGGTCTATCTTTTGAAGGGTCAGTGTGAAGACCAACAGTAAGCCAATCACACTGACGCTTTGATTCTTCTAGCATAGCGAGATGACCTGCATGTAACAGGTCAAATGCGCCACAGGTAAACCCAATGATCATCAGCTACGCTCTAACTCTGTTGCCTTGGCATTGAGATAATTCATTACGTTCTCAGGAGATGAAAGTCCATATGGATCATCCTCTGCATTATCCTGAAAACCCGGTTCTTCAAACCAGGCTTCAATCATTCCATCATTAACAACTGCAGCATAACGCCAAGAACGACGACCAAAACCAAGGTTGTACTTGTTTACAAGCATTCCCATCTTCATGGTGAATTCGCCATTACCGTCAGGAATAACCTTTACGTTTTTGATTTCCTGTTGCTTTGCCCATGCATTCATAACAAATGCATCGTTAACTGACATACAGTAAATTTCGTCAATACCATGAACTTCCTGAAACTCATTGAACATTTCTTCAAAGCCAGGAAGCTGATATGTTGAACAAGTAGGAGTGAAAGCTCCAGGAAGCGAGAAAAGAATTACCCGCTTACCATGAAAATATTCATCAGTTGTAACATCCAGCCAACGATATGGATTAGGACCACCGATTGACTCATCACGAACACGAGTTTTGAATGTTACGAAAGGAACAGCGGCGCCAACCAATGTTGCTGAACTGACATAATTTACCATGATTAAGCCTGTCGAGTTAGATAGTTAGGACGAACATACTTAGCGCCAAAGAATTCCTTGACAAGCTTGATGACGATCTGATCATCGTATTCCTTGCAGGAGAATACATCGAGGTACATGGCATTGCCACCCATACCATCATCAGGTACAAAGTGAGCGCAAATGTTCGATGTTTCAATAAGCTGGACGAGTGTATATCCAGCCTTGTTGCCAGAACCAAAGTTTACAATCTGTGGTTCGCCATAAGCGACCATGTCAATATCCTTGACAAGACGCTTTACAAAGTTATAGATAGTATTTTCGCTAGTGATACACGCATGATCAAGTTCCGCACAATCCAGAACGAGATGATATCCCCAGTATGCCATATTATTACCCTTTCAAAGATTTAGACTTGTGGATGAATTGAAACTTCTTTTCCTCTGGCCAATCTTTGAGATAATCATTATCTTCGTGAAAGAGGCGCAGGTATTCTTCTTTATTAATCTCTCGGTGAGAAATATCCATCTCACCAAGATGACATTGACTCATCTCTTCAACAGTTCCGGGAACAAGAACAACGTCTTCTACTGCCCAGATATTATCGGCATCGTCAGGAAGTTCAACAACATAACGATGACGAAACTGTGAAAGAGTTTCGACCAAAACCAATTTAGACATTTCTTAGTATCCGTCGATTACCTGAACGTAATGAAGCGAATCAATACGGAAAGAACGCCAACCACCACTCTGCACATCCCATGCAGCAATAGTGTTCAAATTTTCTTTCTTCTTATGCTCTTCATCAATATGACGAACATGGTTTTCAGTAATTTGAGGAGGAAGATAACGAGTGTCGAGAGTGCAACGCATAACACGCTGTGTGCCATCTACCTTAGTGAAGGTAACTTCAACAACATTCTCTCGCAAATCCTTAAGCACTGCATCACGTGCATACTTAGTAGTAATAGCCATTATTCAATTCCTTCATTAAGTAGCTTTTGATCTGTTTCTTGAGAAGCAAGCGTTTCTGCAAGCTGTGTATATCCACCGATATAGAATCCGTCGATTACAACGACAGGAAATGTGCGTGCAGAAGGATAAAGATCCAAGAGAGATTCCTTGGTAAAATCTTCATTCAACTTATATTCTGTGTAATTGATCTTCTTTAGATCAAGTAGGTTCTTAGCATAAGAGCAATAAGAACAATTTGGCTTACTATAAATTTCAATCATAGACGTTCCATCCAATATTCAATAACATCTGCCTTATCACGATAATCATAACCATTAAAAAACATATCTTCAGCGATTAGCTGTTCCAATTCGCTCATCAGGCGCCATTCTGTCATTTTCTTTCACTCCTATATAGACCAATTTACCAGAACGGTACAGCTTGTATACCGTCTTTTCATCATGCTTTATCACAACCACATACTCATTATACTTGGATCTGCGGCGATTGTCAACCATTATCTTG